CGCACTGGGTGCCACGATAGAGCGCGTCACCCCATCGACCACGCCGGTGTCGGCCGAAGAACTCTATGAGCCAGTAGCCGGCGCCATCTACCACTTGGGGACCACGTCAGCCAACCCCGAGGGTGTGGGCGTCATCTCCGCGTTTACCTCGCTGGCCATCAAAGCCACCGCGCACGCCACGTCCACCGTAGTCACCGCGGGCACGGTCGTGAGCAACACCGGTGTTGCCTACGTGTACACCGTCGGCGGCACCACCGCCGGCAGCGCGCCCACCTTTCCCACCGCCGGCGGCACCGTCGCCGATGGCGCCACCGCCATCCTGAAACACCTAGGCCCCGTCGCCTGCGCCGGCGCCGGTGTCGACTACAAGTCGGCTTTGGATCCAGCCGTGGTGCAAATCGTTCCGGGTACCACCGATCTGACGACCTCCATCGGTCGCATGCCCAGCGGCTACACGCTCACGCTGGTGGCTGCCTATACGCCGGCCGGCACCGCCTACGATCGCATCGTACCGCTGTCCACCGACGCGGAGTATTTCGTGCGCTTCGATGGCCAAAGCGCCAAGAACACCCCGCTTAACTTCGTTGCGCCCTACTGCACGATATCCGGGCAAGGTGATCTGCAAATGATCAACTCCAGTGCACCGCAGTTAATCAACTTGACGGCCACGCCGCTGCAGCGCGTCACGGGGCAGTACCCAATCATTCCCAAGTCGAAAGTGGTCGACGACTGGATCAACGCCTAATGTCCGACCAGACCAACAACAGCGACGGCGCCGCGCCCGCCGTCGCTAACGCCGCGCTCACGATGGCCCAGCTGCAAGCCATCGTGACGCTCATGCGCATCACCGGCCAGCTCAGCGACGAGCAGCGCCAAGCGTGGGAGCTTGTGGTGTCGCTGATGCCCTGGTACGCCGGCGTGCACTACAAAACGCCTGCATCGCGTGTGCCGCTCGATATGTTGTGGTCGCTGCCCGCGGTGCCGCTTGCGGCTGCTATGCACGCCAGGATTGGCGCGCTGGCAGAACATGCTCCCGGAGCTGATGACGAGCAGCGACTACGACACGTCTTCGCCCAAGGCGGCGCTGATCTGCTGCAAATCGCCGAAATCCTGGCCCGCTAACCATGCCAGCCGTGCTCTCAGACGCTGCCCTCACCGCACTCGCCAACCGCTATGTGCGCGCCAGCATTGACGCGCCCAAAGAGTTTGAGCGGGCCAAGGCGTCCATCGTCCGAGCAGCCGGCACCGAAGGGCGGCGCCAAATCAGCGCCGTCTACCAGCTCACCCAGGCCCGCATCGGCCAAGACCTACGCGCCACCGCCACGCCGGCCGGCGCGTTGGTCGTTGGCCAGCGCAAGCCCATCACCTTCACATCGTACGGATTCCGCGAAACCCGCAAAGGCCTACGCGGCAAAATCCTACGCGACGGGGAAGTGCAGACGTTTGAGGGCGGATTCATCGCCACCGGTTTGGGTGGTGGGCAAATCGCCTTCTACCGCTCCGGCACGCCGCGCAAGATGACCAAGGGCCGCTACATCGGCCGCACCCGCCAGCCCATCAAAGCCCTGCACGGCCCGTCGATCGCCGACACCCTGCGCGACACCCGCGTGTCCGAACCGCTCAAAGAGCGCATCTACGGACGCGCCGCCCGCGAACTCCGCCAGCGCCTGGCCCGACTGGGAGGGCGCCGCTAATGGCACGCGAAATCCAGGAAACAGAATACCGGCTAATCGACAAAGTCACCGAAGGCTTCCGCGGCATCGCTAAGACGCTGAAGGGGCTGAGCGGCAGTTTCACCGAGCTGAACCAAGCCGCCGAGCTGGCTAGCAAGGGCATCGGCCTCGTCACCGGAGCCGCGGCCGGCATCGTCGACGCGGTCAAGGTTGCGGGCGATTACGAAGAAGCGATGCGCCTGGTCGAAGTGCGCACCAAGGCCACCGCAGAAGAGCAGGTTGCGCTGCAGGCAGCCGTAGAGGCTGCGGCCAAAGAGCTAGGAACCGCCCCGCAAGTCGCCGTTGAAGCGCTGCGCACGCTTGCCGATGAAACCGGCAACGCCAGCGATTCCGCCAACAACCTCGGCACCTCGCTGGCTTTTGCCAAAGTCAACGCACAAGACGCCAAAACGTCGATCGAATCGCTGAACGACATTTTGGGCGCATTCGATGAGCCAATCGCGAAAATCGGGCAACTAGCCGATGGGCTGACAGCCGTAGGACGCGCCGCAAATGCGCCGGTGGAAGTGCTGCAAAAAGGACTGTCCGGCGTAGCCGTTGCCGCCGAGCAGGCGAACATACCGATCGAAGAGACCCTGGCGCTGATCGGCGCACTGGCCACGCGCAGCATCGAAGGCGGCAAAGCGGCCAAGTCGCTGACTACCATCATCACCGAGTTCAGCGACCCGACCAGCAAAGCCAGCGAAGCGCTCAAGCAGTTTGGGCTGGACGGTCAAAACTTCACAGCCACGATCAACGCGCTGGCCAAGGACAGCACGGCGGCCACTGAAGTCCTGAAGAACTTTGGCACGCAGCCCGCCATCGCTCTGAAAGCGCTGCTGGCCGATGGCGGCAAGGCAATTCAAGACCTAACGCTGATCATCAAGGACAGCGGCGGCGCAACGAAGGAAGCCGCGGCGGCGCTGGAAGGCACGTTCAACGACGCTTTAAGGCGCGCCACATCTCAGTTTGAAGCGGCAAAAATCTCATTTTTGACGCCGTTTCTTGAGCCGCTGGCCAATAACCTCACGTCGCTTGGCAATCAGTTGGTCGAGTTTTCCCAATCGCCAGCGTTTGCCGACCTAAAGAAAAACTTCGGCGAAATCGCCAACGTGGATTTTGCGCCGGCGCTGGGCGCGGTCACGAGTTTTGCGACCGGGGCAGCCGCTGTAACCATCGGGTTAGTCAAGACATTCAACGAAGCGGCGGAAGCAATCTGCGCAGTAATCAAAGCCGCAACGCTACTAAAAGACCTGGCGTTCAATGAGCGGGTTGTCGCTGACTTTGCCGACATTGACCAAGCAACGCTCAACCTAGCCGAAGCGCTCAGGAAGGCCAAGGAAGACACCGCGGCCTATGCGAAAGAATCGCAGCGCCTATTCACCGAACTAAACAAGCAGCCGGACAAACTGTATGAAACTGCGGAGGCGACAGCCAGCGTCGGCGCATCGTACAAACAAGTTGGCCCAGCCGTTGACGCGTTCGGCAACAGCCTTTTAGACATCGGCAAGACCGCAGAAAAGGCGAAGGCCGGCCTGTTTAACATGACGGCCGGGCTTGAAGCTGTAGGCGAAGAAGCGCGCAAGAGCGAAATTCGCAAGCTCGAAGAACAGTATGGTCGTCTGCTGGTCGCTGCGGAGAATGGCGGCGCCGACAATGGCGCGTTGGCCAAAGTTCGGCAGCGCTTGCAAGAGCTCGCAAAAGCCGGGGAAAGTGCAGGGCAAGGCGCGTCAAGCGCAAAGCAAGAGGTTGATGGCGCCGCTGAATCGGCAGATATCGCCGGTGAATCGTTTGCGAATTATGGCGCCGAGGCGGGTTTCGCCGCTGAAGAATCCGAGCGGCTTGCCGACTCCGGCACTCGCGTTGCTAAATCGCTGGACGGCGTTGCGGATGCCGCGAGCCACGCTGGCAAGGCCTACGAAACTAACTCGGCTTTAGGGGAAAAGCTAACTGCGGCGTTTCTAAACGCATCGAATAGTTTTGGAAATTATCAGAAGTTCTTTTTCCAGAATCTCAAGAACATCGATGCTCAAGCGAAAATCGGTAATCAGACGCTTGAGGAAGCGTTAAAACTCGCCAAGTTGCGCGACCCGCAATTGCAGCGCGAAGTGGAAATTCGCAAGCAGCTGCTTGACGCATATCAAGTCGGCGGGCCTGCGCTTGATGAGCTGGTGGCAATAAGAGTCAAAGAGGCTGAAGCGGCTGATAACGACAAGCTAAAGCAAGAAGCCGAGCAGCGCGAAGCAATCAATCGCAAAGTTGCAGAATCAACAAAAACGATTGAAGAAATTACCGCTGCGCGGGAGAAAGAGCGCAAAGAACGCGAGGCAGGGTTGGCTGTTGGTCAGCAAGAATTGGCGCTGAACGCCGCGAACAATCAACTAGGCGGCAGCCAAAACGCCGCGTCGGGCGCCAACATTACTTTCAACCTCACCTTCAATTTCACCGGACCGCTGGCCACAAAGGACGATGCCCGGGCATTCGTAGCCAACGTCATCGTCCCCGAACTCGAACGCCTGCGACGGTTAAGCGCATGAGATACCCCACCGGCCTCGAAAACATAATCCGCACCGCAGACCTGACGGCCACCAACGTGGTCGCGTCCAGCGCGTTCGAATTACTTTCCCGCGTGGCTGAGGGCGGCGGCACGGTCGACTTAACCGGCAATTACACCGGCGCAGAAGACGCGACGGTCGATATCGAAATCCTATCGACCACGATCAACGGTGCGCCACAAATCAGCCAACCCCAGTATTCGGGCGTCGGTAACGGCCAAATCAGCGAAATCGCCGCCGACAGCGGCATCGAAGCGCAAGAATTCACCGTCACCGTCACGGATTTAGGCACACCCACCCGCGCCGCGTTCGCCCCGTTCCAATCCGGCAACCTGGTGGCCCGTACCACCGGCCCCGATGGCAACGATTACACCGTGCGCATCTCGCAAGCGGGGCTCACCGCTACCGCGACCGATTACGCTGTGACCGAGGCGCTGGCCGTTGGCGCCGAAGAATTCACCGGCGAGCAATACAACTTCGGCGCCCCGCAAATCGAACCCGAGGGCACCGTCCCACCCGACGCGCCCCGCCTACGTTTCGGGGACGACGTGACCGTCTACCGCCACTGGCGCGAGTTTCGGGACAGCCGCTACCGCTACCACTTCAGCCCGGCAATTCAGCGCGCAGTGCCCATCGGCACGCGCGTGTATGCCATCACCGAGGGCCGCACCGTCACCATCTACGACGGTGCCACCCTGGCACAAACGATCACCGGTATCACCACGCTCTACTCGCTGGTGTCCGCCATCCGCGACACCAGCGCGCTGCTCGACTACACCGGCGTCATCGCACTAGACCGCCGGCCAGGCGGGATGGCGTGCGACGATCTGAGCGTGTACACCGCCAGCTACAGCGCCGGCAGCGTGAGAGAGGGCACGCAATACGTGCGCCAAGCCACCGTGCAGCTCACCGTACCCAGCGCCGCCCCGACCGAATCCCTCAGCATCCGCTGCATCGCCGCCCCGGTACCGGGCGCGGAGATCTGGGCCGTGTCCGGCACCGTCTCCGGCGAGCTGGACAACGCCACCACGGGCGAGGCCTACACCGACGTGTACGGCTTCACGATCCCCGTGCAGCTGCAAACCGACGAAGAACCGCCAGGCGAAAAGGCCGCCTACCTGGAGCTGCTACCGCGCGGCGCCACCGAGATTGTGCCCAGCCTATGCGTGCGCAATTTCCGCCTGGGTGCCGACGCGCAAAGCAAAACGTACACATTTGAGTGGAGGCCCCGCCCTGCTGCTGCGTGCGATTGCACGTCAGTCAGCATCAGCGGCGGGCCGAATGACGAGTTTTTAGGTATTGGAGGATCAACAGACGTGGCCTCAGCACTGCATCCGGCTATTAAGTCGCTGATGCTGGACATCAACCAGTGGCATATCGGGTCGTTGGCCGCCAATTGCTTTTTCACCGGCATTGACGAAGACCCGATGTTCATAACTGCGGAAGGCGTGCCGTTCACGGACCGCATTAACGTGGTTACGGATGTCACTGACACCAGCCCACCGACGTACGAAGACCCACCGGGCGGCTACGTGCCCGGCAGCATTACCGGGATTATCGAGCAATGCTCGATCGTCGCGAAGTTTGAAGAGCAGGACATTATCGCGTTCGATTGGGTGGCGAAGTTCTTCCGCGAGCACCTGAAATTGATACATGAGGGGGTCGGCTCGCCGACCACATTATCGACGACGATCACCGACGCCTTTCAGGCGGCATTTGATGCCATCGTGGATTTGATGAACCCATTGGCGGTTATCGAAAACAACGGTAGCCGGGCGTGGAAGAATCAAATCGCCCATGTCTTTCAATACAAAGTGAGCGGGACACAAAGCCCGGAAGAACGAGCGCTGCAATACACCGCCGCCGCGGTCGCTTCGTCGCGCAATTTAACGCGCAACCTAGACCCGCTCATCAGCGTATGCCGCTCGCAAATCGGCAACGTCTACAATATGGCGGACCTCAACTACCCTTTTGATTCAGCCGGACTGACAGGGAATGCAGTCTGGCAAGATATTGGCGGAACACATTGGTTTGAGAGCCAGGACGGCTTATTACCAATACAAGCGACCGATGGAAATATCCCCTATTACCACTCGGCGCGAATGGTGGCGGACGAAAACGGGATCGAAATTCCAACCGCGACCCGTGAATTCGGAATTGGCCCGGCTATCGGCTGCATCTCGTCGATGAAAGTCGGCGACAAGCTCATCATCATCACCAACCCCTACGGCAACGCCAGGGCGACCTACCAACCGGGCGACACGATCACGCACCAGATCGTGCGTGCCGACCCCGTGCAGCTCGGTGGCGGCCAAGACGGCGACGACACCATCACGTTCAGCGTGCGCGGCTCCGTTGTCGGCGCCTTGGATCCCTACGCGCTAGTCACTACCGCACCCGAGCCGTACAACGCCGGCGGCCTGGAATTCTTGGTCACGCCAGGCGCCATCGAATTCGCGCCCGGTGACCAGTGGCGATTCAGCGCCGTCGGCGGCGAATTCCGCTGGAATTTCAACGATGCCGGCTGGACCACCGCCGATATCGCCGCCACCGTGGCACTGAGCAACGGCATCAGCGCGGTATTCCGCACTGGCGATACGCCGTGCTTCGTGCCCGGCGACACCTACGCCTTTGCAGCCATCGCGTCCAACGGCGTCGGCCGCTGCCGCATCCCGGATGACCAGGCATTGACGTGGTCGACCAGCCTGCAGCTCGATATCGACCCCGCCGACAGCGGCGCCGCCGATACGCTGCTGCTGGCTACCCACACCATTCCCAGCTCGGCCACCATCACGCTGGTCGGATCCAACGACGACTTTGCAACCAACGTAGTCACGCAGGTCGTGCCCTGGTCCGCCTCGCACATCGGGCTGCCACTGGCTGCGGTGGCCACGTGCAGCAAGTGGCGCTTGACCGTCAACGCGGCGGGCTCCATCGGTTGGCTCTACCTCGGCGTGCCACCGCGGCCACGGCTCAAACGAACCACGCTGCCCCGCGCCGGCATCTGGGAGCAGCGCATTCGCCTGGCCAGCGCCGTACGCAAGCGCGGCCTAGGTGGCCGCATCAGCTACACCGACTGCGGGTATGACTCAGTGATGGACCTAATCGACGCGCTCGAGTACGCACAAACCAACGACGACAGCCGCGTCGGCATCGTGTCGGAAGAGGCAGAAGCGGGGCTGTGCACCGTTCCCGGCGAGATCGACTTGACCGACAAACACTGGCACCAGCCAGCAACTACCGCGCGAAGCGTAGCAATCGCGCTTGATCTAACCCCAGTTTAAGGCATGCACACACATGGCCATCGTTCGCTACTCAGACGCAGCCGCCCACGCCATGTTAGACGGCGCCGGCGGGTTGGTTGGTTTCCTAAACACGGGCGCAGGCGCCTGTGAAATCGAATTTTACTCCGGCACCATGGTGGCCACCGGCGACACCGCCATTGGTGCGCAAACCCTGCTGTGCACCGTGACCTGCTCGGATCCAGTCGAAGCCGGCGCTGCTGCCTCGCGATCGGTCACGCTCGACCCGATCACCGGCGCAAACGCGGTCGATGATGGCGTCGGCACCTTCGCCATCTTTTACAACGCCAATGGCGACCGAGCCTTCGCCGTCGACGTTGGCAACCTGTCGAGCAGCGCGGTGGTCAAACTCGGTAACACCACGTTCACCACGGGGCTGCCAGTCGGCATCACCGGCTGGACCATTAGCATCCCCGTCACGCTGACGTGACCACCGGCACCGCAGCACAAACCGCCGGCGCCACACAAAGCGCCAGCGGGTTTTCTGCGGTAGCCGGCACCGCAGCATTGACTGCGGCCGCCATTTCCGCGGCCACCGGAACCGTCACCATGGGCGGCGCCGCGGCAATGGTGGCCGGCGCCAGCATGTCCGGCGTGGGTGATGCGCAACCCACCACGGGTGTCGCGGCGATGACCGCCGGCGCAACGCAGTCCGCCGAATGCCCGCTGCCCATCACCGGCACCGCGCAGATGCACGCCGGCGCCGTGTCGGCCGCCTTTGCCAATTGCGCAGCACAGTCCGCCGGCGCCCAAATGGCCGCCGTCGGCTTCTCTGGCGTGCAAAGCACTGCCGCCGGCCGCTGGCTCTACCTCCACACCAGCCCGCCCGCCCAAATCTACTCAATCGACGCGATCCGCTCGCGCCTGGCGCCGGGCCTGCCGATGCACCGCGCAGAGTTCGAAACCAGCCCCACCGCCGCGCAGCTTGGCGCGCAGAACGATTCTTTCCGCGTCTCCCTGCTCGGCATCAACGCCACCCTACGATCGCGCCTGGCCGCACAGGGGCCGTATGGCGTGCGGGTCGATGTGATGGACGGCGGCACCATCTCGCGCAGCGGCATCATCAGCGACATCGGCAACGCCGACGACGGCACCATCGACCTAGACTGCGAAGCCCCCGGCTGGTCCAGCCCGCTGCCCCTGCGCACCAACGCCGATATCGGCGAGTTTCGCAACGTGCAAGCGCTACCCCTGCGCTACGGTCGCGCCGTGCCCGGCGCATGCGTGCGCCTCGATGCCACCGGCAAGCGCTGGCTATGGGCGGACCACGCATGCGAGCGCATCACCTCGCTGCAGATCGATGGCCAGGACTACGGGGCGTGGCAGTGGCGCAACGACGTCGACCTGACCGGCCGGCCCATCTGCATCATTACCACCGTCGACGAGATTGAAGAGGGCGCCGAGGTGATCGCCGTCGGCGACGGCAAGCGCGACAGCGTCAACGGCGCGCTGATCGTCAACCCGGCCGACATGGTGTTCGACTTGTGCGCGCTAGCTGCCCAGCCCGTGAGCCGCGGCGACCTGGTGCCGTTCCGCGCGGAGTGCCTCAGCCGCTCGATCGAGATCTCCGGATCCATTAGCGGCGGCACGCTGCAAGCCGCGTTGGTCGAGCTCGCCGACTCCCTGCACGCCGCCTTTTCCCGGTCGCTGCCCGGCCTGATGCGCTTGCTGCCCCGCGCCACCGTAGCCGCCGTCATCCCCGCGCAAGACACGCCCACCGCCCGCGCCCAACGCGCCCGCATCGCCACGCGCCTGCGCGTCCGTTACGCACTCGAGGACGGAGAGCCGCGCGCCAGCCTAGAAGCCCGGGCGCCAGCCGTCGAGCAGCTGCGCGGCGTGGTGATCGCAGACGTAGTCCTGCCCTGGGTGCGCGACACCCGGGTCGCCGTCGACGTCGCCAAGCGCAAGCTGGCCGATCTAGCCCGCCCCGCGTACGACATCCAAGCCAAACGCCAGCCGCGCCGCGTGCTGCCAGGTCAATTGGCCACCGTCACCGTGCAGCGCCTAGGCCTAGCCGGCAACGCGCTGGTGATCAGCAGCCAAATCGACGATACGGGGAGCACCCCCACGCTGCAGCTCTACATCGACCAGCCGCCGCAGATCACCATCACCGCCACGTCCAATGCCTACACCCCCCGCCAAATGCCACGCCAATCGGGCGATTTATTTGTCCAGTACTGGAACCAGAGCGACTTGCGCAAATCGGTGTACATCCCGAATTGGCAAGTTCGGATCACCGACATTGCGATGGGTGAC